CATAATAGAAAATTATTGATATCACCCACAGCCTCAGGTAAATCCTTAATGATTTATTCCCTTGTAAGGTATTATGTAGATAAAGGGAAAAAAATTCTTCTAGTTGTTCCAACGACATCCCTTGTAGAGCAGATGTACAAGGATTTCCAAGACTATGGTTGGGATGCTGATTCATATTGTCACCGTATCTATTCGGGTAGAGAAAAAACAAACGAGCATCCAGTAACAATTACTACATGGCAATCAGTTTATAAACTTGAACGTTCATTTTTTGAGGAGTATGAAGTAATTATAGGAGATGAAGCTCATCTTTTCAAGAGTAAGTCACTTATTGAAATTATGACTAAACTTCATCATGCAAAATATAGATTTGGATTTACAGGAACTCTAGACGGAACTCAAACTCACAAATGGGTTCTAGAGGGATTGTTTGGCCCTTCTTATAAGGTGACAAGAACTGATGAATTGATGAAACAAGGTCATCTTTCTCAATTAGATATTCAGTGCATAGTATTGAAACATTCTCCTCAAAAATTCGAAACTTATGAGGATGAAATTCAATATCTAATTTCTCACGAACAAAGAAATAAGTTTATTACAAATCTTTCTTTGGATATGAAAGGAAATAGTCTTGTTCTATTTTCAAGAGTGGAAACTCATGGTGCTATTCTTTATGAGAAGATAAATAGCAATAAGCGAAGTGATAGAAAAGTATTTTTTATTCACGGTGGAGTTGATACTGAAGAAAGAGAATTGGTTAGGGAAATAACAGAAAGAGAAAACAATGCAATTATTGTTGCTTCCTATGGAACTTTTTCTACAGGTATCAATATTAAAAATCTCCATAATGTTATCTTCGCCTCACCAAGCAAATCAAGAATCAGAAATCTCCAAAGCATTGGACGAGTTCTTAGAAAAGGAAAAAATAAAGTAAAAGCAACACTTTATGATATTGCAGATGACTGCACTTCAAATTCTAAAAAAAATTATACTCTAAATCATCTTATCGAAAGAATTAAAATCTATAATGAAGAAAATTTTAACTATGAAATAATCACCGTACAACTTAAGAAAAATGGGAATTGAAGAAGACTTTTATGCCACTATAAAATTAAAAAGTGGAGAAGAGATATTTGCCAAGGTTGCAGCTTCTGAGGAAGAAGATAGAACCATTCTAATTATTTCAAATCCAATTACTATTTGTGAAATAAAGAGTAGGACAAATGTTGTTGGATATAAATTAGAACCCTGGTTAAAAACAACCAAAGAAGATATGTTTATAATCAATCTAGAAGATGTGCTTACTCTTTCCGAATCTTCTGATATTGAAATGATTATGATGTATCAATCTTATATACGTCAGGCAAATAAAGAATCTTCGAAGCAATCAAAGATTAATCGTAGAATGGGTTACATATCAAATGTTAATGATGCTAAAGAGATTCTAGAGAAGCTTTATAAGAATAGCTAAGCCTTATCTTATCAACCCGGACAAGGGTTATTGTACCAACTTTTAGATACCTTGTCAACTATATTCGAAAGTGTTATAATCTCTACATAATAATGATAAAAACTTATGATAACCACAGCAGTCATGACCAAAAGAAAGAGGTCAGAGCATTATGTTAACAATAAAGAGTTTCTTGCTGCACTGATTAAGTATCGTGAAGATAAAGAGATTGCATTAATTCAAGGAAAACCAAAGCCTCCCATTCCTCGCTACATTGGGGAGTGCTTCTTGAAGATTGCCAATCATCTATCATTTAAACCAAATTTTGTCAACTACATGTTCAAAGAGGACATGATTTCTGACGGTATCGAGAATTGCGTTCAGTATATTCATAACTTTAATCCTGAGAAGTCACAAAATCCTTTTGCATACTTTACTCAAATCATTCACTACGCATTCCTTCGTCGTATCCAAAGAGAGAAGCGTCAGTTAGAAATCAAAAACAAAATCCTTGAGCGTTCTGGATTCTCTGAAGTGTTTGATGACAATAGCCTTGACGGAAGCAACTATAGCGATTACAATAGTATTAAGGATAACGTTCACTCTAAACTTCGCTATTGAATGAAAGTAGCAATTATTACAGACCAACACTTTGGAGCACGAAAGAATTCTAAACTCTTTCATGATTATTTTCTAAAGTTCTATAATGATGTATTTTTCCCGACGCTGGAACAGTACGGGATTACTGCTGTTGTAGATATGGGAGATACTTTTGATAGTCGTAAGGGAATTGATTTCTCTGCTCTATCGTGGGCTAAAAATAATTACTACGATCGCCTCCAAGAAATGGGAGTAAAGGTTCACACAATTGTAGGAAATCACACTGCTTACTATAAGAACACTAATAATGTAAATGCAGTTGATTTACTTTTGCGCGAATACGATAATGTGACTGTATATTCAGAACCAACTGAAGTGATGCTGGATAAACTCAGAACACTTTTTATACCCTGGATTAATCAAGAAAATGAGGAAAGCACTCTCAAACTTATTCAAAAGACAACTTGCCCGTGTGCGATGGGGCACCTTGAACTCCAAGGATTTAGAGTTAATCGCCAAATCGTCATGGAGCATGGTTTGGAAGGCAAGTTATTTGACAAGTTCGAACGTGTCTTCTCGGGACACTATCACACTCGATCGACTAACGGAACAGTCTTTTACTTAGGTAATCCATATGAAATTTACTGGACTGATGTAAATGACACTCGTGGATTTACTATCTTCGATACTGAAACATTAGAACATACTCCAGTTGATAATCCTTATAAAATGTTCTATAACATTTACTATGAGGATACCAATCATCAAACATTTGATACTCGCGAGTATGAGAATAAAATTGTAAAGGTCGTTGTTCGTAAGAAATCAGACACTAAAAAGTTTGAAAAGTTCATTGATAAACTTTATTCCTCTAATATCGCAGAACTCAAGATTATTGAAAACTTCGATATTCAAGATCCAGTAGAATTTGAAGCATTTGAAAGTGAGGATACTATATCTATTTTGAATAGATATATTCAGGAGGCAGAAATTAATCTTGATAAATCAATCATTCAAAAAATGATGCAAGAAATCTATCAAGAGGCTTGTGAACTGGTTTGATGTTTATTCTAACAATCAATGGTAGAGAAACTGAAGGTGCTTACTCTGTGTTGGATGACGAGGGGGAGCATATTCTGTATCTTTTTGAAGAAGAGGATGATGCTGTAAGATATGCTATGATGCTAGAAGAGGATGGATATCCTGAAATGCATGTGATTGAAATTGAAGATGAGGTGATGATAAAAACATGCGAAATGCACGGATATCAATACACTCTTATTACACCTGATGATATTGTAATACCTCCAAGTAATTCTAGTCATGATTTTATTTAAAACTATTAAATGGAAGAATTTTCTTTCTACTGGTAATCAGTATACTGAAGTTGATTTCACCAAAAATAAAACCAATCTAATTGTTGGTACAAATGGAGCCGGTAAAAGTACAGTTCTTGATGCACTAACTTTTTCTTTGTTTGGTAAACCTTTCCGTAAGATTAATAAACCACAACTTATCAACTCAGTTAATGAAAAAGACTGTAGAGTAGAGGTTGAGTTTTCTATTGGAAATACTGAGTGGAAAGTTGTAAGAGGAATTAAACCAGCACTCTTTGAAATTTGGAGAAATGATACTGCTCTCGATCAATCTGCGGCTGCTTTAGATCAGCAGAAGTGGTTGGAGCAAAACGTTCTTAAGATGAATTATAAATCTTTTACTCAGATTGTAATTCTTGGTTCAAGTACCTTTGTTCCTTTTATGCAACTTTCTGCTGCTAATCGTAGAGAAGTGATTGAGGATCTTCTTGATATTAAGATTTTTTCTTCAATGAATATGGTAATCAAGGAAAAGATTCGTCAGTCAAAAGAAGAAGTTAAAGTTCTTGAATTGAAAAAAGAATCTCTCCTTGATAAAGTTAAGATGCAGCAAGAGTTTATTGAGGAACTTGAGAATCGCGGAAAAGAAAGTATTGATACTAATAATCGAAAAATTTCCGATTTAGATAAAGAAATTCACCAACATATGAATGAAAATTGTTCTCTGGAAGAACCTCTTTATGAGTATATTAGAGAGCAAGATAAACTGGTTGGGTATGCAGAAAAACTTCGTAAGTTGGGAAATCTAAAAGGTAAGATTTCTCAAAAAGTATCTACCATTACTAAAGAACATAAGTTTTTTACTGAAAATACGGTATGCCCCACCTGCACTCAGTCTATCGAAGAGGTCTTCAGAATAAATAGAATTAACGACGCTCAATCTAAAGCAAAGGAGTTGCAATCTGGTTATAAAGAACTAGAGGAGGCAATTAAAGAGGAAGAGGAGCGAGAGCGTCAATTTAATACTCTGTCGAAGGAGATTTCAAAATTAACGAATGGTATTTCTCAAAACAATATTAAGATTAATGGATTGCGGAGACAAATCCGAAATCTTGAATCAGAAATTCAAGTTCTTACCGAGAACCTTGCAAACCGAAATTCTGAACATGAGAAGTTAGAATCCTTCAAAGACAACTTAAAAACTACATACGACGACCTCGCTTCTAAAAAAGACACAATCAACTATTACGATTTTTCGTATAGTTTGCTTAAAGACGGTGGAGTAAAATCCAAAATCATTAAGAAGTATCTACCGCTGATAAATCAGCAAGTTAACCGTTATCTTCAGATGATGGATTTCTATATTAACTTCACACTTGATGAGGAGTTTAACGAAACCGTCCAGTCACCTATTCACGAAGATTTCTCATATGCTTCTTTTAGTGAAGGTGAAAAAATGAGAATCGACCTTGCACTACTCTTTACTTGGAGAGAAGTTGCAAGGATGAAGAATTCAGTTAGCACAAATCTATTAATTATGGATGAAGTGTTTGATAGTTCACTCGATGGATTTGGTACAGAAGAGTTCCTTAAGATTATTCGTTATGTGATTAAGGATGCAAATATTTTTGTCATTTCGCATAAGACGGGACTAGAGGACAGATTTGAAAGTGTCATAAGGTTTGAGAAAGTCAAAGGTTTTTCGCGTATGGTAGCCTAAACCACCTAAGAACAATGCAAGTCCCAAACTGGAAACATCATTCCAAGAAAGAACAGAAACGAAAACTTAAACCACAAGCACTTCGACAAGCAAAAGCACGACTCGCCCAGTTCAAAAAGCGTCACATGGGTCGCCCAAAAGGCGACCTTTCGTTTTATGATGGTCTCATACGAAACGAAACCGATGGCAGTCTCCTACGAAATTAAGTCCCAACTTGCTAAACTGCTTGCTACTGAAGATCTTGTGGTGGAGCACAAGAAAGTATCTACTGCCTGCTTTAACGTTCATACTCGTGTTCTGACACTTCCTTTGTGGGAAAAGGCAAGTGGACTTGTGTATGATCTTTTGGTGGGTCATGAGGTAGGACACGCACTTTTTACCCCAGATGAGGATTGGACTGAGACTGCAAAGGTTCCTCAGCAGTTTGTGAATGTGGTTGAGGATGCTCGCATTGAGAAACTGATGAAGCGCAAGTATGCTGGTCTTGCCAAGACTTTCTTCAATGGTTACAAAGAACTGAACGAAGAAGATTTCTTCCAACTTGGAGATGAGGATATTTCTACTTTCAATCTTGCAGATCGTGCTAATCTTTACTTTAAGATTGGTAATTTCATTACACTTGATTTCAAACCCGAAGAGCAAGAAATTATTAATCTGATTAGTGCTTGTGAAAGTTTTGCAGATTCACTGATTGCTGCTGAAGAACTCTATAAGTATTGTAAAAAAGAAAAAGAACAACAGCAGAAAGTTTCTGATTTTGATTCTCATGAGATGAAAGGAAACTCCCAATCTCCCCAAGGAGAATCTGTAGAAACCAATGACTCTTCTTCGGAAAAAGAAGGTGAGGGCAATAACTCTTCAGATAATGAATCTTATGGTGGAACGGCTAAAGGTGATGAAACTCCAGTAAATTCTTCTGAGATTCAGGATGAACCTGAAGTTCGTACTGCAGAATCTCTTGAAGATAAGATTCGTGATCTTGTTGATAATAATTCTTATGAAAATGTTTATATTGAAGTTCCTCAAGTAAATCTTGATACCATCATTGGCAAGAACTCTGAGGTTCATAAAGATATTGATGATTCATTTTCTCATCAACAAAAAATTCACAACGATCACGCAAAGGATAAAGGGTATCAACCAGTAAACCTTTACAAAGAATCTGATATTGACTTTAAGAAGTTCAAGTCTTCCGCTCAAAAGGAAGTAAACTATCTTGTGAAAGAGTTTGAGTGTCGTAAGGCAGCAGATCAGTATGCTCGTGCTTCAACTGCTCGTACAGGTATTCTTGATACTTCGCGTCTTCATACTTACAAATACAATGAGGATCTCTTTAAGAAAGTCTCTGTCATTCCTGATGGAAAGAATCACGGTCTGGTGTTTGTACTGGACTGGAGTGGTTCTATGTGTGATGTAATGCTTGATACTTGCAAGCAACTTTTCAATCTTGTTTGGTTCTGTAAGAAAGTATCTATTCCTTTTGAAGTTTATGCCTTCACGAATGAATGGCGGCGAGGTGAGTATGATTATGAGAATGATCGTTATCTAGCTGCTGACCGCACTCCTCATTATCAAAAGAAAGATGGTCTCCTTGTTGTAGACGAAACCTTTGCTATGATGAATATTCTCACCAGTAAAGTTTCTGGTAGTGTTCTCGAACATCAAATGCTTAACATTTGGCGTCTTGCTTATTGTTTTGGTAGGACTTATAGTTCTCCTTATACTTACTCCAATCGTCTTGGACTTTCTGGAACTCCTTTGAATGAAGCACTTATTACTCTTCATCAAATCCTTCCTAAGTTTCAAAAAGAAAACAAACTTCAAAAAGTTCAGTGTATTGTTCTTACTGATGGTGAAGCAAATCAACTCGTTCATCATAAAGAAGTCAAACGTCAGTGGGAAAAGAAACCATTTATTGGAACTGGATATATCAATCCTATGAGCACATTTCTTCGTGATCGTAAACTTGGAACTACCTATCAAATTGGATATGGTTATCATGAGTTCACTGATGTTCTCCTCAGGAACCTGAAGGATAAGTTCTCTTCTATGAACTTTATCGGTATTCGTGTTCTTGAAAGTCGCAACTTCAGTCGGTTTGTTCAAATGTATCATTCTCAACTCGACAAACAGTATGAAAAAATTCAAAGCGATTGGAAAAAGGTGAAGAGTTTTACTATCACAAAGTCTGGTTATGATGCATATTTTGGAATGTCTGCAACTGCACTTTCACAGGATACGGAGTTTGAAGTTTCTGAATGTGCAACCAAGTCTCAAATCAAATCTGCTTTTGTAAAGTCTCTTAAAACCAAAAAACTAAATAAAAAAGTATTAGGAGAATTTATTTCTTTAGTAGCATGAAGACATTCCAAGAATTTATTGTAGAGTGTTACTCTATTCAAGAAACTTCTCTGAATAGAGTTCGCTCAAAATCGGAAAAAGGTGGTATGGCAATTATGTCTGCCCAAAGAGGAGATAAAACTAAGAAAGAGAATAAAGCACGTTCAAAACAACTAGAGAAAGATGTTAGAGGTGCTGGTCTTCCAGGACCCACTAAAGTATCTGGTAGATATACTGAAAATCCGGGAACTCCTCAAGAGAAGAAAGTTGGTGAGAAATCGCATGTAGTTTCTTCTGGAAAAAAAGGGAAAAGGGCATTTAAAAAAGCAATTACTAAACTTGGTAAAAAGTACAATCAGGACTCTGTGCTGATTCAAAAGAAACCAAAAGGATCTGCACAATTAGTAGGAACCAATAAATCTTGGCCTGGAGAAGGTAAGCGTGTTAAAGTTGGTAAAATGAAACCTGGTAGAACAGGGGAATTTGATACAAAAGTTAAGAACAAAACATTTACTTATGAAGACTAAATTTCCATTTGACCACGTAGTAAAATACGATACAAAAGAAGTATGGATTAAGTGTAATAGCAGCATAACTGCTATGGGTATCCCTGCTTTAGTTAATAAGTATTACCCAGGGTACACTGGCCATATTGCAAGTGAAGAGTATTTGAGAGAACTCAAGAACCAGTTGGCGAACTGACCATAGGGGTCCCAGGAGGACCCCTTTTTGGTCTATAATGACTATGTTGAAACGAAACAAACGAATGGCACTCTCCTCCGACTACATCCGCACTTCCCTCCAGAACCTGTATGGGAATATCATCACAGGTGCTGATATTCGTGCCTGGTGTACTCTGAATGATGCTAACTATCAAACTGTTACTAAGAAATTGGACCAATTTAAAGTCGGTCGTGGCAAATGGAATCTTGAAGTCACTCAACAAAAGGTAGAAGAAATCGAACGTACTTATCAAGCACCCTCTGTGGTTCCCCCTATCGAACAAAATCTCATTCCCGATAAAGATGATACCTTCGTCAAGTTTGGTAACTTTGCTGATGTTAAAAAGATTATTCAGTCCCGTCTTTTCTATCCTACGTTTATTACGGGTCTTTCGGGTAATGGTAAAACGTTCTCAGTGGAGCAAGCTTGCGCTCAACTGAAACGTGAAATGATTCGTGTTAACATCACCATTGAAACCGATGAGGATGATTTGATTGGTGGTTTCCGTCTTGTGAATGGTGATACCGTTTGGCACAATGGTCCTGTGATTGAAGCACTTGAACGTGGTGCTGTTCTGTTGCTTGATGAGATTGACCTTGCTTCCAACAAGATTCTGTGTCTCCAGTCTATTCTTGAAGGAAAGGGTGTCTTCCTGAAAAAGATTGGTCGTTGGGTAAAACCTGCTGCTGGATTCAACGTGATTGCCACCGCAAACACGAAAGGTAAGGGTTCTGATGATGGCCGCTTCATCGGCACCAACGTCCTTAACGAGGCGTTCCTGGAACGCTTCCCAGTGACCTTTGAGCAGTCTTATCCTGCCCCTGCAACCGAGCAGAAGATCCTTGAAGGCATCGCTCTGGACCTTGGCGTGGAGGATCGCGACTTCTGTAAGCGCCTGGTAGACTGGGCGGACATCATCCGCAAGACCTTCTATGATGGTGGCATTGAGGAAATCATCAGCACCCGACGCCTGGTCCACATCATCCGTGCCTACAGCATCTTCCAAGATAAGGCAAAGGCAATCCAAGTGTGTGTGAACCGTTTTGATGACGAAACTAAGCAAGCATTCTTGGAGCTCTATGATAAAGTGGATGCTGACTTTAAGATGCCAACTGAAAAGGTAGATATCAATCCTGGAATTGACTCTCCTCATCCTTTCTGATAGAATATGGGGAGATAAAACTATCTCCTCTTTTTATTATGGACGAGAATCCTTATAATGAGTTTACTTTTTCTCTAAACTCTAATGACACTATTGACATTAAAAAAACACCTGTGAGTATGAACAAACCAACTAATCATCTTTGGAAATATAATGAAGATAAAATTCTCAAAGATGTTGAAGACTATGTGACTAGCACTTATGGTAGTCATTACTGTGGCCACAACCATGAGTATCAAGATATTCAAACTATTGACTTGATGGCAGCAAAAGACCTTGCCCCGGGTTTCTGTCAGGCAAACATTCTGAAGTATGGAAGTCGCTATGGCGATAAAGATGGTCGCAATAAGCGTGACTTGATGAAAGTGATTCATTATGCTATGCTCTTGCTTCATTTTGATGGTCACTATACTCGCAAAGATAACGGTCTTACTGAATTTCGCTGATTATTATGAAACTCTCTGATAAAACTCTGACTCTACTGAAGAACTTTTCTTCTATTAACCAGTCTATCCTGTTTAAGGAAGGAAGCAGTCTTCGCACTATTTCTGTAATGAAGAACATTCTTGCAGAGGCGACAATTGAAGAAGAACTACCGAAAGACTTTGGTATCTATGATCTGAATCAGTTCCTGAATGGTCTTAACCTCCATCAGAATGCTGAGCTGGATTTTCAGAACGATGGTTATGTGGTTATCAAAGAAGGTAAGTCTCGTTCCAAGTATTTCTTTGCGGATCCTAATGTAATCATTACTCCTCCTGAAAAAGATATTGTTCTACCGAGTGAAGATGTTTGTTTCCTTCTTGATACCAAAGAACTTGATAAACTGCTTAAAGCTGCTGCTGTTTATCAACTTCCTGACCTGTCTGTGGTTGGTGAAGCAGGTGTGGTGAAATTGGTTGTTCGTGATAAGAAGAATGATACTTCTAATGACTTCTCGGTGATTGTTGGTGAGACTGATGAAACTTTCTCTTTCAACTTTAAAGTAGAAAATATCAAGATCCTCCCTGGTTCTTATGAAGTAGTTATTTCCCGTAAACTTTTGTCACGATTCAAGAATACTGGGTTTGATGTGACTTATCATATTGCTCTGGAGCCTGATTCTACATTTGGTTGATGAACATCTTTGTTACTTCTCCCTGGCCTGCTGAAAGTGCCGTTTGCCTTCCCGACAAGCACATTGTCAAGATGCCCCTAGAGTGCTGTCAGATGCTCTCTATCGTCGCTTCTGAGAAGTGGGGGTATGGGTACGGCACTCTCCCTAAGGCAGATGGAACCCCTTACAAGACCGAGAAAGGAGCATTCCGCAATCATCCCTGTACCAAGTGGGCTATGGAAAGTATCCATAATGCCTACTGGTTAATCAAGTGGGGATTGAACTTGTCTGATGAATACTGCCTGCGGTATAATAAAACTCACTCCTGTTATAAGACCCTTGTGGATGCATACTATTTGTTTCCCAAGGGCAAGATTACGGAAGTGACACCATTTGCTCGTGCTATGCCTGAGGAATGGAAATATGACGACACTATTGATACATTTGAAGCATACAAGAAATATATCGCATCCAAACCTTGGGTTGCTGAAAACTATCTACGTATGCCCGAAAGAAAACCTGATTGGATTTGATTATGGCAAGTGAATTTCTTCTTACTGAAAAATACCGTCCTCAAGTAATTGATGATTGTATTCTTCCTGATGATACTAAAAAAACATTTAAAGAGTTTGTGGCAAAAGGTGAGATCCCTAATCTTCTTCTTGCGGGTCCTCCTGGTATTGGTAAAACCACAATCGCAAAAGCATTATGTAATGAATTGGGGGCAGATTATTATGTCATCAACGGATCCGACGAAGGACGTTTCTTGGATACTGTACGGAACCAAGCGAAGAACTTCGCTTCGACCGTCTCACTTACGGGATCTTCTAAACACAAAGTCGTCATCATCGATGAGGCTGATAACACAGGAAACGACGTACAACTCCTACTACGGGCGAATATTGAGGCATTTTATAACAACTGCCGATTCATCTTCACCTGTAACTACAAGAACAAGATTATTGAACCTCTTCACTCCCGATGTGCTGTCATCGACTTCACAATCAAAGGGAAGCAAAGAGTTCAACTTGCAGGAAGTTTCTTCCAACGACTCCAAACGATCTTGGATGCGGAAAAGATTGAGTACGATCAAAAAGTCGTTGCTGAACTTGTTACAAAACACTTCCCAGATTTTCGTAGGGTCCTCAACGAATGCCAAAGGTATTCTACAGGGGGAAAAATCGACTCGGGCATTCTTGCATCTTTCTCTGACATCTCTGTAAATGAACTTATTAAAAATCTCAAGGATAAAAACTTTACTGAAGTCCGAAAGTGGGTGGTCTCCAACCTGGATAACGATGCTAATAGTTTACTTCGCAGGGTTTATGACTCCGCTTTTGATTGCCTTACACCCCAATCTATTCCTGCTGCCGTTCTTATTATTGCTAAGTATCAATACCAATGTGCGTTCGTGGCTGACCAAGAAGTAAATCTTCTTGCCGCTCTTACTGAACTTATGTGCGAGTGTGAATTCAAATGATTATTTCGGAACAAGACGCTCAGTGGGCTGCAGATGAGTTTATTAATTATTTCTCTCAAATGGGAAATATTGAGGATTACTTGCGTTTTGTGAAGAAAGAAGTAATCAAGAGTTCTAATACACTCGCTCCACTTCATGATGAGTTCTTCAATGAAGATATTCATCCTGAAGATATGGAGTTTGATATCAAGTTTGTTGGCGATCGTTTTCAGCAAGCATTACCTCAAGAACATTACAACACTCTTCTGAAAGTTGTATCCTCTCATAATAATGAGTCAAATATTCCAGGTAGAGAATTGAGGTGGATGATATATGAAAAGAATACTGGTAAGGTAGTTGGGTTTATCCGTTTTGGTTCTCCGACTATTAATTCAAAACCAAGAAATGAATGGTTGGGTAAAACTCCCGACCTTTCTATTTTTAATCGTCATGCAGCTATGGGTTTTGTAATTGTTCCATCTCAACCATTTGGGTACAATTATCTTGGCGGAAAACTTCTTGCCCTACTTTGCTGTTCTCATTATGCAAGAGAAACACTAAACAAAGTGTTTGAAAAAGATATTGCTCTTTTTGAAACAACTTCTCTGTATGGTTCAACTACCGATTCATCTCAGTATGATGGTCTAAAACCATTCATGCGATATAAAGGTTTGACCGAAAGTAAGTTTTTACCTCTTCTTCATGACGATGTGTTTCATAAATTGCACGATAGATTTACATACCTCAACAATAATACTCCATTGACTGACAATAAGGCTTCATCTAAAAAGATGAAGCGTCAGACAAAGATGATTTCTATTATTCGAAATTCTCTTCAAGATAAAGAAAAACTTGGTGAGTTTAATCGTGTTATTGATGTCGCATTTAATCTTACTCAGAAGAAAAGATTTTATATTTCCGATTATGGGTATTCAAATGTTCGTGAAGTGATACTTGGGGAACAAACTGAACTTCTTCGTGGTCCAAATTGGGACAAGTTTTATCTTGAAAACATCATTACATGGTGGAAGAAGAAAGCGGCAAAGAGGTATGAAAAACTAAAAGAAGAAAATAGGTTCCGAACAAAAGTTGAACTTTGGACCGATGATGACGATATTCAGATTATACGATGACTTACG